AAGATTAAGGGCTACGAGACCAGCTCGGCAAAAATGAGAATCGCCCATGAAATTGGTCTCCCGTATGAGCTGGCTGAGCGGCTTTCCGGGGAAGACGAAAAGGCCATGAGAGAAGACGCTGAAAAGCTGAAAAAGCTGATGGGCGCCAAGATTGTGGCACCGCTCGGAACTACGGAAACCGATGGCGCGAACAGCGACAGAGTAAAAACTGCCTGGGCCAAAGTGAGCCAGGCACTAAAGGAGGACTAAATATATGGCTACTACCATGCTGAATCTGCCTGAAGAGCTCGTAACTGATATCTTCAGCAAGGTCAAGGGTTATTCTTCTATCGCCGCTCTGAGCGGTCAGGCTCCCCTGCCTTTTAATGGGGAAAAGGTGTTCACCTTCTCCATGGACGGTGAGGCCGCGATTGTGGGTGAAGGACAGGCGAAGCCGGCAAGCAACGCAAGCTTCACGCCCAAGGTCATCCGGCCCATTAAATTCGTTTATCAGACTCGTGTCTCTGACGAGTTCATCAAGAGCTCTGACGAGGGCCGTCTGAACTATCTGCAGGTCTTTGGCAATGGCTTCGCCGCCAAGATTGCCCGTGGCATGGATATTGCCGCCATGCACGGCCTCAACCCGCGCACTATGACTGATGTGAACGGGCTTGCCGGAAACAACTTTGACGATGAAGAGCTCATCACCAATGTTGTGACCTATGCTGCAGCCACTGCAGATGACAATCTGGACGCAGCTGTGCAGGCCGTCGTGGCCGATCTGGGCGTGGTCAATGGCATTGCCATTTCTCCCGTTTTCGGTGCTGCCATGGCCAAGATCAAGGTCAATGGTGTGGTGCAGTATCCGGAATTCCGTTTCGGCGGCGCTCCTGGTTCTTTTGCCGGATATGCCCTGAGCATGAATCCCACCGTGTCCATGGCCAAGACTGAGGGCCGCGTGGATCACGTGATCCTCGGCGACTTCCAGAACGCCTTCCGGTGGGGCTATGCAGCCAATATGCCGCTCGAAGTCATCGAATACGGCGATCCTGACGGTGCCGGTCGTGACCTGAAGCAGTACAACGAAGTGTGCCTGCGTGCTGAGGCACACATTGGCTGGGGCATCCTCGATGGCGATTCTTTCGCCGTCGTGCATGCCTGATGCTGTACCGTAATATCAAAACCGGGGCTGTGATCGATGTGGACAGCACCATGGGCGGCGCCTGGCAGGCCGTGGAGCCTGCCGGCGCTCCTGCGGCATCCAAGCAGCCTTCGGAAGAAGACACCACCGAAAAGGCGGTGAAGAAGAGTGGGCGCACTGTACGCAAGTCTAAATGATATATCGGCGCTCTGGCGGCCGCTGACGCAGGCAGAAAGCGAACGCGCCGAGGCACTGCTTCCGGTCGTTTGTGCCAGTCTTCGGGCGGAAGCCAGGAAAGTTGGAAAAGACCTGGATGAAATGCTCGTGTTGAATGAGGATTTGGTTGAGGTCGCAAAATCGGTTACTGTGGACGTGATTGCCCGGGCGCTGATGACCAGCACAAACCAGGAGCCCATGACGCAGTATTCCGAAAGCGCTCTCGGCTACAGCGTTTCCGGATCTTTCCTCGTTCCAGGCGGCGGACTTTTTATCAAACGATCTGAGCTGTCCAGGCTGGGCCTGAGACGTCAGAGGTATGGGGCGGTGGAAATCTATGGGACTCCATGGCGTGACGATAACGCTTTACACTAAAGTTTCCGCCGGCAGAGATGCCTTTAATCGGGAACTGTGGGATGAAACGCCTGTCGAAGTGGAAAACGTCCTCATCGCTCCAGTCAGTCAGACGGACACTGCTGTGCTTTCTGAAATGTCGCTGAACGGCAAAAAAGCTCAGTACGTGCTCGGCATTCCCAAGGGCGACACGCATACCTGGGAAGACGCGAAAATCGAGTTCTGGGGCCAGACATGGCGTTCTGTCGGATATGTCACGCAAGGTATTGACGACCTGATCCCGTTGTCCTGGAACAAGAAAGTAGTGGTGGAGCGCTGTGGCTAACGTTTTGGTTGAGCTCAATCCGGATGGCGTCCGGCAGCTGCTTCGCTCTCCGGAAATGATGTCAATTTGTTCGGCTCAGGCACAGGCGATTGCAGCCAGGGCCGGGGCCGGGTATGAAGTATCTACCTATACCGGACGAAACCGTGTCAATGCTTCTGTACATGCCGCAACGCGAAAAGCCAGGCGTGACAACGTGAAGAACAACACTTTGTTGAAGGCGTTGGGAAAATGATACTCGAAGAAAAGATTATACGATTTCTGACTGCTGAGCTGGATGTGCCCGTGTATGCTGAGCGTCCGGAGACTCCGGATCCCAGCTATGTGCTGATTGAGCGCACCGGCGAAAGCCAGACCAATTGGATCCGACTGGCTACCGTGGCAGTTCAGACGTATGGGAAGTCCATGCTGGCGGCTGCGGAACTATGTGAGTCCGTGATTGCGGCTATGCGCAATCTGCCAACCGTCGTGAATATCAGCAGCTGCAGGCTGAATTCAGCCTACAATTTTACGGATCCGGAAACCCGTGAGTATCGGTATCAGGCAGTGTTCAACATCGCCTACACCGATGATGAGTAAGAAAGGATGGGATATTTATGGCAACTGCAACAAAGGTTACTGCAGGCAAACCGCAGATCGCTGGAGCGATCTATCGTGCTCCCGTTGGCACTGCGCTTCCTACCAGTGCCACCGTTGAGCTTAATGAGGCTTTTGTGGAGCTGGGCTATGCCTCCGAAGACGGCCTGACCAACAACAACTCCATGACCAGTGATTCCGTTAAGGCCTGGGGCGGAGATAAGGTCCTCTATTTCGAGGACGAGAAGGAAGACACTTTCGGCTTCACTCTGATTGAGGCGCTGAATGAGAACGCGCTTAAGGCTGTCTACGGCGATGATAACGTGACCGGCACTCTGGAAACCGGCATCACCGTCAAGGCAAACAGCCAGGAACAGAAGCTGTGCAGCTGGGTCTTTGACATGATCTACAGTGGCAATGTCCTGAAGCGCATTGTGGTTCCCTCCGGCAAGGTCACTGAAGTCGGCGAGATCGCCTATGTGGACAATGATGCTGTGGGCTATGAGACCACTGTTTCCTGCGTGCCGGATGCCACCGGTAACACTCACTACGAGTACATCGTGAAACAGGCCTGATTTTTGTGATGCTTAAGGAGGCATACCTATGAAGAAGATTGTTCTGGATTCCGGTTTGAACCTCGAGATTGATGAGAGCTTTTCCGACGACATGGAGCTCTTGGACGCTCTGATCGAGAGCGACGAAGGCGACGCTCTGGCCGTGTCCAGGATCTGCACCAAGGTTCTGGGAAAGACGGAAAAGAAAAAACTCTACGACAGCCTGCGCGAGAACGGGCGTGTGCCGGTTACTAAGGTTGTGCCGGCAATTAAGGAAATCTTTGAAAAGCTGGGCGAACAGACAAAAAACTCCTGACGCTGGCAGTGATGGCGAGAGCAGATGAAACTGCTCTCATTTGTGATTTTGCGGAATATTATCACGTGCTGGACTGGCGGGCGCTGCCGCTGAAAACGGCGGCAGCTCTTGCTGCTGGTCTCCGGGATGACTCCCGGGTGAAATCGCATATGGCCGGAATTACGGTTGATCCTCAGACACAAATGCTCGCGGCTGCTGTGGATCGACTCGGATTGCTCGTGTGGATGAAAACCAAGGATGCCACAAAGGGCAAGAACCGGCCAAAGTCACTGCTGGAAGAACTCATGAAAAAGCCTGAGGATGTGTCAATGCTCTTTGATTCGCCTGAGCTTTTCGAAGCAGCAAGAAAACGTATTATGAAAGAGGGTGTAGAGGATGTCCACGGAGCTGGCTAAAGCATATGTCCAGATTATCCCCAGCGCCCAGGGCATAAAAGGCTCTATATCCGATGCCCTGTCCGGCGAATCTGCCAGTGCCGGCAAGGAGTCCGGCAAAAGCATTGGAACATCGCTTGTTGGCAGCCTTAAAGGCGTACTGAAAGTCGCGGCGATCGGCAAGATCATCGGAGACACGATCAATAACGCTTCAGAATTCGAAGCAGCTATGGCCAAGACGAAAACCCTGTTCACAGGGACCGGCCAGCAGTTCGACGACCTGCAGGGGAAGATATTGGATCTTTCCAGTGCAACCGGCATGAGCGCTACCAGTCTGGCAGAAGCTGCTTACTCGGCTGAGTCTGCTTCCATTCCGATGGAAATGCTAGGCGAAGTCCTGGAGGGATCCGCAAAACTCGCTGTTGCTGGCTTTACGGATGTAGATACCGCACTGTCTGCCACGGCCAAGACATTCAATGCTTACGGCAAAGATGCCATGAGTATCGATGAGATCCAGAAAATTTTGATCCAGACTCAGAACCTTGGTATCACAACGGTGGGCGAGTTGGGTGCGTCTCTGGCGCAGGTCACGCCGACGGCCGCAGCCATGGGCGTCTCGTTTGACCAGGTCGGCGCGTCCCT